CAGTGCCAGAAAGTTCATAGACCCTATCGCGCAGCTTTAGGGTCATGCCCAGCCTACGCCAGAAAGTCCTGTGCCCATACGCGCCAATTTTGCCAATTGATGACCAGTGTTCGTTTGAATATGTGTGGCCGCCGTCATCTGACCAACGCAACATGACTTTAGGGTCATATCCTGGCGCAGCGGGATAGCTTGTGGTCACCAACTCGTAACCGCTAATGTCTTGATCTGACAGCTCGTATTGCCCAATCGGTTCAAAACCATCGCCTGCTTCAGTGGTTAAGGTGTCGCCTGATTGAGTAGCCAAAAACGTCTGCACGTATTCGGCTACAAGGTCTAGCCCTGACTCGGTGTCAATATTTTCACTGTCATAGGCAGGGTACAAATTTAAGCCGACACCAGTTTCGCAGTCCAGTTGCAAGCTGTGCTGCGCGGTGCGCTTGAGGTTGTTCTGGCCGGTGGGCAGCGCCCGCCATGACCGCAACCACTTTTGAATTTGGCCGTTGTCAGCGTACACATCCAAGTCAAACGTGTAGATGTTGCCGTTTTGAAAGTCGCCAACAATGATGTTGCCGCCAAAGTTGCACTGGCAATTGCTGCGATGCCGCATAAATTCGCCGCTGTCAAAGCCAGCGCGTTCGTGCCAGGCTTGCGTGGCTACGTCATACACCCAAGTGGCATTGCCGGAAGGGAAGGTCAGCACATAAAAAGCGTGGCCTTCTTGCTGGTAGGTGTAGGCAACGGCGTCCGAAATATTGCCGTATTGGGCGATGGCGTACTCTATCGCATGGGTGGAGATGCGAACGCCAGTGTAGCCATTGGCGCGATAGACAATACCTTGCCCACGGGCGTCTGTGCCCAGCCAAAACAGGCCGTTGTCCATCTTGGCAATGGTGTACGCCGACACGCAGCCAATCTCGTTAAACGCGCCTTGGATGCGCTGCAAGGGGAAGTCAGCAGCGCCAGAGTCGTACCAGACCTCCACCGAATCAGTGCCAAACACCCACAGTTCGCGGTGATCAGCAATAAGGCCCACCACGCCGTCTGGAGAGCCTTCAGCGCTTGCAAAGTCTAGCGGGTCAACGGATGTGCCATCCAGCAGTTGCGACACCCAGATGAACTGGCTGTTGGGCTGGTTGAAGACAAAGTAGCCGTCAAGGTACGCCACCGTCACCGCGCCTGGAAAGTCGGGATCGGTAATTTGAGCAAATACGTTGGTGACTTCGTTGTAAATGTAACTTGGCCCATTGGCCGCAATAAACAATTGCGTGCCGTTGTCTGCAATGGATACGGGGCCAGTGCCCGTTACGGTGCCTAGCAATGTGGGCGTTGCGTCCAAGCCGGTCAGCTTATAAAACTCATTGCCAGAGACAACAAAAAAATCGCTGCCGTTAGTCTGATGTGCCCACAGGCCGCGAATTGGGCCGGTGCCTACAGTCTGAAGGAAGTTCAGGCCAGGGGCGCGGTTAAGAAACCCCGCCTCCTTGCCACCCTCTGGAATGACTTCTGGGAACAGGTTGACCATGCGGTTATCCGCAGCATTGACGCTGCGGGCAACATAGGCTGATCCAAGAATCGGCGTTTTCATTAAGCCGCAACTGCTTTAATTACTGCAAAGTTAAATACTGGTGTTTCTGTAGTCGTGCCACCTGTAGTGCGGAATGTGATGTTAAAGCTACCCGCAGCCACCGCAGTGACCATCAAGTCGTACAGGTCTGTTCCTGACTTCTGATTTAAGATAATTACATCCGTTGCCGCTACAGTGCTGTTGGTTACAGTGAAGGTTGCAGCCGTAGCCGAACCCGCTGCGCTAAATAGCGTGATTGCACCTGTTGTCTTGTTAAGCGTAACGCCTGTGGTGCGGCTTGTTGCTTGCGTAACAGTACCACCAGCGCCAGTTGCGTAGCCTACGCCAGCCGTGCCAGTTGATGCAATCACTCCAGTGGCTGTCAGACTTGTTCCTGTAGCCACACCAATTACCGGCGTAGTCAATACCATGCTTGTGCTAGTACAAGCGCTAATGTTGCCAGACGCTACCGTGCCAAGTGCGGGCGTTACCATCGTTGCATTGGTAAACAGCAACGCGTTGGTGACTTGTTTAGTTGTGCCCCCTTGCACAATTGGTAAGACATCAGCAACAGCAGCAGCAGTTGCAACGGGAAGGGATGAAATTGCAATAGTAGCCATGTTAATAGTTCCCTGCGTAAATGTTAAAGCGTTGACGAGTGGCGACAATGGCGTAAGGCATAGACATCACGTCATCTGGGTTGTTGATGCGTTTCAAGTTGCGCTTGCTGGTCATGGCAATGCGTTGCACTTGGGGGCTTGGCTCAACGCCGAACTCGGGCGCAATCTCCATCGCCAAGTTGTAGGTGAACGCCCGCAAGTAGCCTGGCGGGAAAAACAAGTCAGTCGCCAAGGTGGCAGGGTTGCTTAATTCTTGAACCGAAACAAAGTGCCATTCCAAGTCGCGTGTGGGGCGCGGGTAGATGGACATCGTAACGTCTGGGTAAGTCATGTTTACAAAAATGACTTGTGGATACGTTGACGTTACGGTCTTGACCGCAATGCCGTTGTACTGCTGCTGGTTGATGAACTTGATGCCGAATGACACGTTTGTGCCAGGGTCGCGGAAGTAAGTTGCCTCGTCTAGCAGCACGGGGCGCAGGCCGATAAAGTTACCGGTAGGGCCAAGCGTGCGCGTAATTTGCCCCGCAGGCCAAGTAAAGATTTGATCTTGTGTGCTAAACACCGAAAGACGCTCAGTGTTCCATGAGTCAATCATCTGGTTCATCGCCATCAGTGAGTCTTGCGACACTGACGCAGAGGTTGTTTCACCTTCGGCCAACACGCCAAGCAAACGAAGCGCCCGATTGATTTGATCGCCAGCAGTGTAAACGGCCATCTCAGACTCCTTCGGCTACAGCCTTACGTGTGTATTTGCGCTTAACTTCTAGCGCGTTGACTGCTTCTTCAGGTTCTGAAGGCATGTCCGGATTGTAGCGCGTCCAGCCGTTTGTTTCATCATAAACGGCTTCAAGTTCCATAGTGGCAACTTTGCGTCCGTGAACAGGGTGTTGGAGATAAATGTTCATAAGAAAACGGGGGCCGAAGCCCCCATTTGGTTAGGATGCTACCAATGGAACAGAATACCACTGGGTGGTGGAAGATGCCACCAACAACGAACTAGTAAGGTTTGTAATGCTATACGCACCGTTAGCCGCAACTGCATTAATTGCCCCGCCAGTGGCGGGATAAATATTCAGCGCGCCGGCAGCGGTGTTTTTAACAATAATTACCATACCAGCTACCGCTGTAGGCAAAATCACGCCTTTGGTGCCATCTGCCGCCGAAACGACATTGATACCCTCAGCTAGTGCAGCAGCATTGCCTTGAGTACTGCCAGCCGCCGCAACAGCAGCAACAGGAAGGCGAATGGCGCCGGTTGAAGTGCCGGTTGAATTGCCGGTCATGGTCGTAGCAGTTATGGTCGTAGCGGTTACCGCTTGCAACGCTGACGCGCCGGTGACGGTTACGCTATCAAATTCAGGGTCGCTATACGCGACGCCTACAGCTTTAGTATTTGGCATGATGTTTCCTTAAAAACGGGGCCGAAGCCCCATCAGATTTAAGCAATGCGGTACGCAGTCCAAGTGCCATCGCCGGTTTTACGGGCGCGGAACTGGGCAGAAGTATTAACAGCCACCGCAGCAACGCCAACAATTGTCCAACCAGTACCAGCAGCCAAAGTGACTGAATCAGAACCGGAAGCATCAATATTGATGATGATGAAGTCAAAAGAAGCGTTGACTTTTGATGCAGCCGTGATATCGGCTTCTACCAATGCCACGGTGGGCAAAGTCAGATTACCGGCAGCGCCGTTGAACACAAACAAGCCATTAGACAGTTCAGCAGCCGTCATTGTCGCAGCGGCAGCCACGGCAGTGGGAGCGCCTTGAACCGACAGAACAGCTTCACCGATATTGCCGTCACCAAGCTGGTAGCCACCAGCGCCATTAGGGAGTGCCATGATAATTTCCTTAAAAAAGATTTAAAAAACGCCCCCGAAGGGGCATTAGGTTTAGCCCCAGATGCGGCAAGCCATTTGTGGACGGATGGTACTGAAACCATACAGAACGTCAATACGGCAAGGCATACGGTCGTTGTTGATGTCGTACTGACGAACAACGCGCAAGCTGATACCGTTGTGAACGGCACGTGCAGCCATGTCAACGCCTTGTGGCAGCAACAGGTCAGCAGTGGCGAACGTGATGGCATCTTTGTGGTAAACCAAGTTCTGAGCGTACTGAGTAGAAGCCGCGCCAACGAAGGTCACAGTTGCGCCAGTTGCAGGCAGCACATCCACAGTAGCCAGAGCGTGGTTGGCCGAGTACATCGGGGCAACAGTCACAGTCCAAGTGCCGGACGAAGCGGTGGCGTCAGCCAGAGCAACGAACTGGAACAGCGAACCAGTAGACTCACGGGTTTGTGGGTTGACAGCATTGCAAGCACTGACTGTGAACACATCACCAGCTTTGATGGTGGTAGTCACAGAGCCTTGTTCCAGCAGAATGGTAGAAGCGCCTTCGGCAGTAACGCCTGGGGTCTTAACCAGTGTGGAAGCGCTTGCGCTACGCGAGCCAGTGGTGTGCTGCTTGATCGACTGAGACATGTTGATCTCGTCAAAGCCCAACACGCCAGTGCCCATCATGCCGTTCTTGAACTGCTTGGAGATAGTGTCGGTCGGATTGAACAGACCTTTCATACCTTCAACCAGACCAGCGTTGGCCGCTGGGTTCACGGTAGCGTAGCGTGGGTTCATCACAGCAGCGTTCTCGTTCAGCTTTTGTTGAGCTTGGAGCAGCACCAAAGAAGTCGAAGGAGTGGTGCCAGGCGTGCCAACGGTGTTACCAATGGTTTTGTACGCATTGGCAACGTCAGCATCAATGCTGGAGGCCAACTGGCTGATACGCGGCTTGAGAACACGCTCTGCGAAGTCGTCCAATTGCATGGTCAATTCAGCAGATGTGAAGTTGACACCGATGTGCTTTTGGTTGGCGACAGTCAGGGTGGTGAACTGCTCGTTGTCGTCCTGAACTTGCAGGGCGGCACCGTCAGTAACCAGAGCGCGGTCAGGCAGACGGATACGCAGGGTGGAGCCAATCTTAGCGCCTTCAACAGCAAAGCTGTCGTCGTACTGGCGATTGACGTTGCGGGTGAGCACCAGGTTGTTCTCGAGAATTTCGAGAGCTTTCCGTGTGATCATGTCGATGGTAAGAATCGAGTTTGACATTTGTAAATTTCCTAAAAAAAGTTAGCGGAGACGTTGTGCTTCGAGCTTTTTCATCTGGCGTGCCCTATCAGCTTCAATCCACTGCGAGGCCGTCATGCTCTTGATAGAGCGTGGGTCTGTAGTGTCAAGTGCTGGCGAACCAGTGGCTCGGGCGGTAACAGGTGAAATCGGCGTTGGCGCTGACGTTGTTCGTTTGACCGGAGGTTCTGCGGCCAATTTGGCCTCAATCTTTCCAATCTCTTTCGCTTGGCCGAGCGGCGTCATGCGTGAGATACGTTCCGCGTCTTTGGGGTTAGAGCCGAGATAGTAAGCTAACTCAGGCCCAATGTCCGAAGACTGGATCGTTTCAGCCATCACGTTCGTGATTGGCAGTTTTGGGTTGTAGGCGACTTGTTCAAAGTCATCGTACTTGTCCCGCGCTGCTTCTTCGCGCTCCTGATAGCTTTCGAGAATAGCAGAGTGCTGCTTGGCAGCTTCACGCTTTGCAATCAGTTCTTCAGCCTTTTGTAGCGCCAACGCTTCCGTGTACGCTTCGGTAGACTCAAACTGATCAGCGGATGCTGTTGGGGCGGCTCTCAGCGTCTGTTGTTCAGACTGGCGCTGTGCTTGATCTCGTTCCCACTTACGTTGCTCTCTTGCGAGGCGTTTGCCAATTGCTGCATCAAGTTCCTCTTGCGAGAATGTCTTGGCTACTGCTTCTGGCGTTTCCGGCGTTTGAACATCAGCTTCAGGCGCAGCCGTTGCAACCTGTTCTGGCACGGGTAGTGACTCCGCTGGTACTTCTTCTAACATTTATGAATCCTTGGATTCCTCGGTCAACCTGGCCGATACGGTTTGGGTGAATATATCAGATTAATCGTACACAACTGTAAATGCGGCAGAAGTGCCAGCAAGAACAATGTACAAACCTTTGTTAAAAAACAAACCAGCGGGGATGTTCAAATAACTTGTGCCCGCTGATACGCTGAATGTGTCGGAAATCTTGGGGTCGCTGGTACTGGCCGCACCAGAGTCATAGATCGTCAAAGTACCGCTTGAAGATGCTGACACAAAAATGCCGAACAGCTTGCCAGCACCAACTTTAACTTGGGTTGTTGCGGCAGTTTGTGTGTAATTAGCCATGATGTTTCCTTATGCCAAGAATTTCAATTTGTACAAAGTCCGCAGATAAATCTCAATAATATTATCTATCAACTGTTGTAGCGATGAGTCTGATTTATCACAGACATTGTACCGAGCGCCCTCAATCTCAGCCAACGAGTCCTCTAAGAACTCAATGATGTTGCTGGTCTTCTTTGCCGAGTGCAAGGTGATTGGGCCAATCAAACCATGACGGCCTTGGTAGGCTTCAGCAAAATCATCAGCCGCACCAACAATGCGGTTATAGAAAATGTTGAGCGCTTCGTGCTTGCTAAAACTGCGGGTGTTCAAGTGAACGCTGTGCGTCACATCACGGGCTAGAAATAGCAAGCCTAAAAAATCAGCGGGTTTCATTGTGGCATTCCCATTTGTTGTTCGGGTGGCATCATCTCAGGCTGAGGCGTCATCTCCATAGGCATGGATTCCTCACGCATCTCAGGCATCTGGTTCATCATGCTTTGCGACTCCATCGCCGCAGCAACCACGCCCATCGCAATGTCCTGAATCTGCTGCTCAGTCATGCCGGCCTGCACTGCGCTAATCCGCTTGGTTTCAGCGTCATACACTTTTACTTGCGCTTCAAGGTCTTTGCGCTGCATGTCTTGCATCTCGATGGACTTGCCGACATTCTGGATCATCTGGTGCATCTGCTCCATCTCTTGGCCCATTGCCTCCATTTGCTGTTGCGCGGCTTGCAGTTCTGGATTGTCATCACCATCGCTCATCAGCTTTGGGTCAATGGTCTTGGCAAAGCGTTTCGCCATTTCCTGAGCGCCAGGCCAGTCCATGTTTTTGACAAACAGATCGCCAGCCACTGCCCACAGTTGCGGGTTGCCTTGCAGCAGTTGGGCCATCGCCTCCAGCGCCTCTTGACGCTTGGTCGCGTAGCCTGGGCCGGTGGTAGCCACCACATCGTATTTGCCAACGCCAGGGTTGTAGATTTTCTCCATCACAATGCCGCGCTCGTCAACGATCTTGTTGACTGGCTGCTCTTGTTCAGGATTGATCTTGACCATCTTTGTCTCGCCATCTTCACCGATGATGCGAGCAATGCGCTGGGTGTCGTAAATTTTTGGGATCAAGTCCACAAGCTGACGGGCAACGTGCCGAACACCACGGGCCAAGTTGTCGCCGTAGTGGTAGGTGCCCACATCGCCCTCGCGCTGACGCGCAAGAATTGCTTTGCCGCTTCTCTCATTGCTGCCCATGCCCAAAGAAGCGTTGTATTGGCCGGTTGTGGACTTAATGTCCTCAGAAGCGCCCGCTTTGGCTTGCAACAAGCCGCTGGAGGCCATCGGTGGCTGTGCCCTAGACGGCAGTGGCAAAACAGCGCCTTGGCCGTCTGTGACGTCTGGGTTGACCTCCAGATACGGCCAGTTGGTCGTATTTGCGGTCTTCCACTTGTCTTCGTAGCCCTCAAACTGCCCGCCGTAGCCAATAAATGGCGCTTTGGGGGCCAAGGCCAGCATCTCGGCCTCTTGCGAAACCCAGTAGTTGTACATGCGCTGGGCGTCCTTGGCGTTACGCACCAAGCCCGACACATACAAGCGACCATCAACTTCAAATTCGTTGCCAACGATGCGAATGACGGGGATGTACTTGCCCGCCCAGTCGCGTTGCTCAAGAATTTCGTAGCCGTTGATCTTGCAGTACTTGACCTTTTGGCGGTCAGACTCGCGGCTGCGCTTGGGTTTGCCGTAGATGGCTTTTAGCTGCTTGTCCTCGGGGCTACCCTCAAAGGCAGTCACGTTGCCAGGGTACAGGTTTAGCGTAGCGCGGTCATAGTCGATGTAGTAGTAATCGGCCACACGGATCGTGTCTTCGTTCAACCAGTTGCTGATTGACTGATCGCCCACACCCAAAGATTGCAAAGTTGTAATGGGCGCTGCGTCTGGATACTGGCGCTCGTACTCTGCGCGGGTCAGGTCTTCGGTGATAAAGCAATACTTGGCGTCCGCGCCAGTCGGGTCTTGGATCATTGGATCCATGTAGACCGAGAACGAATTGCGGATGCGGCCAATCTTGATGTCTTGGTCAAACGTGTTGTCGTCGCAATACTCTGTGAGCAAGCGCAAGTAGCCTTCGCCATAGGACACTTGGTTTTCGCAAGCCGTGTCGTAGGCCACATCAGCGTCCGACAGATACTCAATGTGCCGAATCATGCCGTTGAAGATTTCAGCGACTTGCACATCAGCTTTGTCGTCCACGGGAATGACTTTGGCGCCTGGGCGGTTCTGCCGCTGATCGTTCGTCACTTGACGCACATGCTGCGGCAGCTTGTTGATTGTCAGGCATGGTCGTGCGTTAATGGTTTGACCTTGCACCGCGCCGCGAGTCGCCAGCACATCCGCAGGCCACTGCCAGTGGTTGTCGGGCGAGCCAGCGTAGAACTTCAGGTCGTCAACTTCGTCCTCACGCGACTCAGACAGCGCCGACACGGCCATGTCCAAACGCGAACGTGCTGTTGCCAACACATCCGCATCGCTTTTGTCTTTGGCCGAACCACCAACAGCAACGGCTGCGGCGGCGACAATGCCTGTTGGGTCTGCCATGTTATTTCTTTTTCTTTTCTGCTTCACGCTTGACCGAGTAAGCAATTGCCACGGCCTGCTTCACAGGCTTGCCAGCAGCCACTTCGGCCTTGATATTCTTGCGAAAAGCCTCGGGTGTTTTGGATTTGACGAGCGGCATTTATTTCTTCTTCGCCGTTTTGGCTGACTCTTTGAACGCTTTGGCAGTCGGAGCGCCTTCAGAGCCAGGCTTTCTCATTTTCTCTTTAGAGCCAGCGGCGATACGCGCCTGTTTTGCGTGAATATTTGCGTAAAGACCTGGTTTTGTTGCCATGATTAGCATTTCCATCGTTTAAGGGCTGCTTTGGCGCGTTCGCCGTCTTTGGCGTTGGCCGCTACGGCGCCCATTCTTGCACAAAATGAATCCTTGCGGCCTTGGTCTGCCTTGGTCTTGGGGTTCGGGGCTGGCGCTTTCAGATTGCTACCAGTCGCAGCGTTGTATTTCGCACGCCCCTTTTCGGTCAAGCCAGCACCCTTGGATACGGGCAGTTTTTCACCGCGTCCGACAGACAAAGAAACAGTTTTTTTCGTTGCCATCTAGCTTCCCATCCAAGATGTGTTGGCCGAAGTGTCTGAATACGTCCGGCGGGGGGTTGTGCGCGCATTGTACTCGCCCCGATGGGCCACGGGAAAGGCAAACGTCACTGCAATAGCGTCCGCAGCGTCTGGCGAAGCTAAACCGCGTGATTTCATGTCTTTTTTCGACTCCAAAAAGATTGTTCCACGTGAATCAGGCTTCATCATAGGCGAAATTAAGTCCGTCTTCAAGAACCTGTCGTTCGGGATACTGGCCGTTTTCAGCCACTCCCGCATGTCACCCCACATTTGCGCCCTCATGTTGCCGTACATTATCGGGTTTTTGGACTTGTTGCCAAAATTTACGCCCTTGATCTTGTAGCGTTGCTCTTTGAGCCTGTCGACAATACCCGCCCCCAGCCCGCCCTCGTCGATGACGACCAGCGTGGGCTTGTATTCCTCAATGGCGTCGATCACATACCCCACCACGGTCATGGTGTCGTCGCCCCGGTGCCGGATGATCTTCACAATGTCGCGCCCTTGCCGCACGGCAATGACTGTCGCGTCCGCACCGAACCGCGCCGGATCGACCCCGATCACAATCGGCGCGCTCATGTCCTGGTACTTGACCCGCTTCATGGCCTCGTCCACCGTATTGGCGCCGATGAACTGATCGTCGCCCGCGCTTGGGAACTGACCGTACACCTCGACGTGCGCCTGACTAGAATCTGGCCCGTACTCGTCAATGATCTGCTGATAGACCGCCTTGTCTGTCCCCTCAACCGTGCGGGCGTCCACCACCTTGGTATCCCAAAAGTCGCGCTTGGAGTGAAACGTTTCGTAGAAGTACCCCGTGTTGCGGCGGGGGTTGGAGAACGCAAACCAGAACCTGTTGGGCGTGTTCTCCGTAAAGAAGCCCGCCGTCACCGCCCAGATGGCGTCATCAATACCGCTGGCCTCGTCGAAGATGACCAGCACGCCGTCCATGTTGTGCACACCCGCAAACGCGTCTGGATTCTCAGCCGACCACAGCCGGCCCTCAACGCCCCAATACCGAGTGCCCTTACGCAGATCGCGCTCGACCAACTCGGTCAGCCACTTGGCCGGTTGCAGGCTGGTAGCCGACACCTCAAACCAGTGACTGTTCAGCCCCATCGCCAGCCACTTGGTGATCTCGGCCCAGGTCACCTTACGCAACTGCGACTCGCTGTTGGCCGACACGATGGTTGTTGAGCCGATCCGCGTGGACAACATCCAGATCACCAGCCATGAGACTAACGCCGACTTGCCGATACCACGGCCTGACGCGACCGCTTCGCGCAGGGTGTCAAAGTCAACCTTACCGTTGTTCTGCTTGATATGGTTTGCGATGTCCGTTAGGACTTCGCGCTGCCACTTGCGCGGCCCAGTGAAATGCTCCAGCGGCGTGCCCTTGACGCCCCACGGGAACAGCAGCATCACGAACGCCAGCGGGTTGTCCTTGATGGCTGGGCTCCACAGCCGCGCCATCAACTCTTGTTCGTCTTCAGCGCTGTACTTGGTGGACTGCATCTAGTTTTGGCGTGAGGTATTCACTTGGGTTGTTCTCGATAACGTCCATGACGCGCCGCTCGGCTTCGG